TGAGAGTCAATGGTGGTTATACAGGTCTTGATGATAGAAAAGCATATTTCCAAAAATGTTGTGAGGTTATTAAGTAATAAATAGTTTAGTAATCTCAAAAAAATACTAAATAGTTATAAAGTTTACTACTATGATAGAAGCCAAGGAACTCAGAAGTCTTCAAGAAGCCTATCTTTCAATTTATGAAGATAAAGAAACAGTAGAAGAAGACTATCTTACAGAAGAAGTTGAAGCATGGGTAAATTCTCTTATTGAAGAAGGTTATGATCTGAGTGATTATACTTGGGATGAAATGGCAGAGATTTATCTTGATGAAGAATTGACTGGTAAGCGTAAAACTAGAGCAATTAGAAAGTTTAATTCGCAAAATGAAAACCCTGGACGCCCAGATACAAATCTTGCTGCAGTTGCTACCATGAGGCATGGTAGTCGTGCTACAACACATGGTAATTCCGTTATATATCCTGCAGATAAAACAGATACTGGAAACAGACCAACTAAAAGAGGTGGTAGTGGTGAAAAAGGTAAACCAAAAACTGGTTATTATGATGGTGGTACTGAATTAGATAGAGGTTCTGGAAATGCTGCCAAAAGAAGAATGAAAGAAGAAGTTGAAGCATGGGTAAACTATCTTGTTGATGAAGGGTATGATTTGAGTGAATATACTTGGGATGAAATATCAGAGATTTATCTTAGTGAAGCAAATAAAGGTGATGAGCATGTGACATCAAACATGTATACGAGTGATAATGATATTAAAACTGCCAAAAAACGCCGCAGACAAATCCGTGATTTTAAAGATGTATTGCATCCAGATGATTATGGTTCTCAAGGTGAACCAGTAAGACAAAAAACACATGCTCAAAGAAGAGGTGTTAGAACAAGAGGAAGTGGAGTAAGAGAAGATGCAGACATCTATGACATCATTCTCTCACATCTTCTTGATGAAGGTTTTGCTACAGATGAAGAATCTGCTCAAGGTATTATGGTGAATATGAGTGAAGATTGGAGACAAAGTATTGTTAATGAAGCAAGAAAAAATTCTAATTAAGAGTAAATATGAAAACATTTTCTGAATTTATTAATGAAGCAAAAGGATATGAAGACCATGAAGTATCAATGATTCGTGCACAGATTCATTCTATTAAAAATTCTTGTGAAACATTAATGTCTCATATGCAAGGTGAAGAGAGAGATATAGAAGCTTGGGTTCAAGCAAAGATTACAAGAGCAGAAGAAGAACTTCATGCTGCTGCCAATTATATTGATAGTGGTGAATCAGTTTCAGAATCTGCAGTTCCTGAAAAACCTAGAGAAAGATTAAAAACTGATAGGGACATGTTCAACATTCCCAAGTCAGAACAAGATGCAGCAAGACAAAGAGCACTTGAAAAAGCTGCTGCTATGAGAGCAAAAAAAGGCATCACCAAAGAAACTTAATATAAATGATAACTTATCAGCAGTTTCTTTTTAAAGTTCAAGAAGCGTTTAATGATATGGAAAATGGTGAAACTCCATCTGGGGGTACACCTTTAATTGATAGGGAATATAAATTAATTAAAAGCAAAAAGAAAAAAGTTAAATCATAAATTTATTAAAATAAAATAATTTTTTTCCTCCCTTTTTCCAAGTTCTAAGAATTGCCGCTCTAACCTCAGGTGCTTGACGTTTGGGTGGCATTCTTCTTTGGTCTAAAAAATCTCCATGATGGGTTAAAATTCTCATTAATATGAGTATATTAATGATGATTGCCTTCATTTTTTGCTTCTAAGTATGCTAATCTTAAAATATAATAGATAAACCAGGAAGTTCCTGATAAACCCAATCCAAGAATTATAAACACTCCCCAGGGCAACTCATTCATTCCAATATTTCTCCTGTTTGTGAATCCAAATTTTTAAATCTTTTGTATATTTTCTCAATATTTGTGCTTGTTCTTCATGCCAAACATCACCAGTTTGGATAAAAAACTTTGTATGATTATCAATTGCTTTAAGAATATAATGAATAGAATCATTCCAAGCAATTCTATCTGGAGCATTGTATTCTCTTGGGCGAGTCATACAGCCTCGTCATTACTTTGAAGTGCTTATTTATTTAGGTTAAATATGAAATTTATAAAAAATAAATAACATTAAGTATGCTCCATTCTATGGAACTCTATGATTCCCCAGAAGGGTATTTGTATAATCTTTATGCAAGTTCTTCTGCAGAAGCAAAAAAACTTTGGAGGCAATCAATAAGAGAAAAATGGAATCATCAATGTGCTTATTGTGGTTCAGATAAAGACTTGACATTAGACCACATTATTCCTCAAGCAAAAGGAGGAAAAGATACAACAAAAAACTTACTTTGTTGTTGTCAAAAATGTAATAATTCAAAAGGACATACTGATTGGCAACTTTGGTATCGGGAACAATATTTTTATTGTAAAGGTAGAGAATGTATGATACATAAATGGATGCAACCAGACCCACCTATAAATTTATATGAATATAGGCCCAGAAGAACTTTAAATAACTAAATGCATTATAATGGATAGAAATTAAAATGAATATAAAATTTGATGCGGTATTTATTTCTGATATACATTTAGGAACTTCTAGATGCAATGTAGATAAATTTTTAAGTTTTCTCAATACAATAGAAACGAAAAAACTTGTTATTGTTGGTGATTTTATTGATATTCATTGTATGGAAAAATATAATAGTAATTGGACAAAAAAACATACAATGGTGGTTAAAAAAGTTTTAGACTTGTCTTTAAATGGTGTTGAAGTTGTTTATGTTATTGGTAATCACGATGAAGTGGTCAGAAATTATATTAAATATTTACCCCTTAATATTGGTAAAATTTCAATATGTGACCAATATATTTTTGAAACAAATGGTAAAAAATATCTTTGTGACCATGGAGATAGAAATTCAAAATATTCTTCTGGTTCATGGAAACAAATTGTTTTGAATTGGGGATATGAATTTATTACACCAATTAATACGTTAACTAAAAAATATTTTAATTGGAATTTTGTTAATTTTTTAAAGAACTTAGACCAAGCCAAAATTTATATTGACAATTATGAGCGCGATGAAGTAAAATATGGCAAGAGTTTTGGGGGAATTTCTGGAATTATAACAGGACATATTCATCATTTAAACATTAGAACTATAGATGATTTTGTTTATATAAATTGTGGAGATTGGTGTGATACATGTTCTTATATTGCCGAAATTAACGGCGAATTTTTAGCAATTAAATTCCCTTGACACCAGGGATAATATGGTGTATAATTAAATTTGAAACTCTAGGTTAATTTATGAAAATTGTTTTTTGTTTGCCTGCATCTTCAGTATCTTCAAATTATTTCAATTGTTGGAATAATACTTTGGCTTATATGGGAGCACAGGGGATTGAAGTTCAATATTCAATGTATGAAAATGCTATTGTTGCCTTTACTCGTAATGTAATTCTTGGTGCAAATAATCTTCGCGGACAATATCAAATTCCCTTTAATGGTGAAGTCAAGTATGATTATTTGTTTTGGATTGACCACGACATTGTTTGGAAACCAGAACAGATTTTACAATTAATCAATCACGACAAAGATATTATGAGTGGTTGTTATATCACAACGGATAATAACCATTATCCAATTTGTCGTGATATGCGCGATGAAGTTTTGCTTGAAAAAGGAAATTATTCTTTTATCAGTCGTAAAGAATTGGCAAAAGAGAAAAAGCCTTTTAAAGTCGATTATGTTGGATTTGGATTTGTTGCTGTTAAATATGGTGTGTTTGAAAGTTTGTCCTATCCTTGGTTTGAACTTCCTACTCGTGATGTTGGTCATATTAGAGATATTACTAGTGAAGATGTTCATTGGTGTATGAAAATTCGTGAAAAAGGATTTGATATTCATGTAGATCCTTCTGTTATTGTTGGTCACGAAAAGAAAGTAGTTCTTCAATAATTACTTTGGGGCGAAAGCCCTTTTTGGAGAATAGCACGGATGGTCCGTAAATCGTCTTGAAAACGATGCCAGGTTAATAGCCCGATAGTTCGATTCTATTATTCTCCGCTTTCCCTATATGAAAATTAAACCGTACTCAAACACTAAAATGGATATTGCAATTTACTCTAAAGATGGTTGTCCCTATTGTGACAAAATCAAACAGGTTTTTGAAATTAAAGGATGGGACTATGTAGAATACAAATTAGACAAGGATTTTACCAAAGAACAATTTCTTTCCGAATTTTCCCCCCAACCGACCTTCCCGCGTGTTATGATAGATGGGACTCTGGTTGGTGGATGCACAGAAACCATTCAGTATTTAAAAGAACAAACTCTTATTTGAGGATTTTTTATGGTTATGAATCTTGTGGAAACTCGCATTCAAGCGGTATCCGACATTGAAAATTTTATTGACACTCAAATTGATAGTTTTTTGGTAGAAAAAAAGAAACCAAAATTCAGTTTTTACAAATATCTTAGTTCTGATAATATCGATAAAAAAACGATTATTAAATTCATTAACGAGACTTCTTTGCAGAATACTTATGAAGAAGTTCGTTCTGCATATTATTGTGAAGACAGTTATCTAACAGAAGCATATGGTCATTTGAAAAGAAATCATCTTCGAGAATTCAAAGAAATGCTTGAAGAATATATTGAAGATGCTCACAAGTATTCGGGAGAAAAGAATGTTCGTTCTGGAAAAACTATTTCTGCCGAACAACAAGTAGCAAAAGTAAAATATAGCAAAAGTTGTGAAGTTAATGGAGTAGTTTATAATTCTATTCAACCAAAAGAACTAATTGGCAAGAGGGTTGCTTGTCTCTATGACCACCACAGAGAAAAACTTTCTGTCTATTATTCAACAGGATTTGTTGTTAAGGGTAGCACTATTATTAATTTTGACCCAGATAAATCTTGGATGAAAAAACTTCGTAATCCAAATGAAATTTTAGATTACATTGTGGATAGCAGTCAAATTGCTATCAATAATCTTTCTGGGCAGCTAACAACTAAAGCCTATCCACCAACCGGTAGGATTGGATTGAATTACATTATTTTGAAGGTTTTTTAATGGATATTGATGACTTGTTACTAAATAAAGGTGTGGCAGTAATGTTTCCCGTCAGGGAGGAGAAGAAAAGAAAATCTATTTTTGATATAAAAAAAATGATTACTTTTCTAAAGTATGAATTAGATATTAATATTAGTATCTTTATGAAGCGGTAAAGAATGAAATAACCCACACCCCAAAAGGAAAAAACAAATGGAAACCAACGTAATCATATATTTTTCAGTTTTTGTTATTTTTGGTTCATTCCTACTTGGATTTTTATTTGGTTGGTTTGGTAATGCTTATTTTGATAATTTTATTGAAACCAAGCATCAACACACTCTTCATCCAGAATTATATGATGAAGATGGTGAATTATTAAACGAACAGCTTATTGCTTTTAGATTTGAAAATACTTATTTTGATGACGACGAGGATTAAATATGGCTGTTTTAGTTGATATGAATCAGATTATGATTAGTAATTTGATGGTTTCTATAAAACCTAATAGTAATGATGATTTACAAGAAGACTTAATTCGTCATATGGTTATTTCTTCTCTTCGTCACTATGAAACTAAATTCCATAGTGAATACGGGGAACTCATCCTTTGTTATGATAGTAAACATTATTGGCGTAAAGATTATTTTCCATACTATAAAGCTACCAGAAAAAAAGATAGAGAAGATTCCAAATTAAATTGGGGAATAATTTTTGATTGTTTGAATAAAATTCGTGATGAAATAAATGAAAATTTACATTATAAAGTAATTGAAGTATATGGCGCTGAAGCTGACGATATTATTGCTACATTAACCAAATATTGTTCTAATAATATTAAAGAAAAAATTTTAATTCTTTCTGGTGACAAAGATATGGGTCAACTTCAAAAGTATCCCAATGTTGAACAATTTAATCCAATTCAAAAAAAGTTTTTGATACAAGAAAACCCGAAACGATTTCTTCAAGAGCATATTGTTAAAGGTGATAGAAGTGATGGAATTCCTAACTTTCTTTCTGATGATGATAGCTTTGTTGCTTCAAAACGGCAAAGACCTATCAGCAAAAAGAATATAGATAAATGGATTAATTATGAGCCAGAAAAATTTTGTAATACAAATCAATTAAGGAATTATCATCGGAATAAAACTTTAATTGATTTTGAATATATCCCAAAAGAACTTGAACAAACTATTCTGGAATGTTATTCTAATAGTTTGCAACACAAAAAAAGTGTAAAATTGAACTATTTTATTCAAAATAAATTAACTAAACTACTCGCTGAATTTAATTGAGGTAACTATGTCTGAAAGTCTTTTAATATCTGAAGTCTTACAAAAAGTAAGCAATGCCAAAACCAAAGCAGAAAAAGCAGAACTTCTTCGCAAGTATAATTCACCTGCTCTTAGACAACTTTTAATTTGGAATTATGATGATTCTGTAAAGTCTGCAATTCCAGAAGGGGAAGTCCCTTATACTAAAAATGAAGCCCCTCCCGGCACTGAACATACTCGTTTAGAAAAAGAATACCGGGTTTTTTATAATTTTGTTAAAGGTGGTAATGATAGTTTGCCTAAGGCGCAAAAAGAAAATATGTTTATTCAGTTGCTTGAAGGTCTTCATGAATCAGAAGCTGAAATTGTGTGTCTTGTAAAAGATAAAGAATTGCAAGCCAAATATAGATTGACAAAAGCTGCAGTTCAAGAAGCATTTCCTGAAATCCAATGGGGTAATCGTAGTTGAGGATAATGGATGAGACTTAAAGATACTATACGGTTAGTAAAAAACGCTTTAAAAAATCCACATCTATACTCAGATGCTGAACTTCAATATATGACTAAACAACTTGATACTGCTTTGATACAATTAGCCAGGAAAAAACTTTTAAAAAAGCAACAAAAAGGATTTGGATATCAAAATGATGAAAGCAACAGTTAAACTTATTTCTGCTACACCTGATGCAGAAAAACATATTGCATATTGTGCTCGCGTAAGTAATCCCAAAAACCAAGATAATTCTAATTTTGAGGGTTTGCTTAAATACTGCATTAAGCATCAACATTGGAGCATTTTTGAACACGCATTTATGACGGTTGAAATTAATACTTCACTTGCAATTGCTACACAAATTCTTCGCCATAGGAGTTTTACTTTTCAACAATTTAGTCAAAGGTATGCCGACAGCACAGAACTTCAAATTGAACTTCCAATACCTGATCTTAGAAAACAGGACGCAAAAAATCGTCAAAATAGTACAGATGATCTTGGAGATTATTTAAAACTAACTCTTCAAGAAGAAATTCGTCATCACTTTGATACTGCTTTAAAACTTTATAATAAAATGCTTGGTCTTGGTGTTGCAAAAGAAAGTGCAAGATTTGTGCTTCCCCAAGCAACCCAAACCAGACTTTATATGACAGGCAATGTTCGTAATTGGATCCATTATATTTCACTTAGAGAAAAAAATGGAACCCAAAAAGAACATATGGATGTTGCTGAATCAATTAAATGTATTTTTTGTTGTCAATATCCAACCATTGCTTCTGCCCTCGATTGGGTTCGGAGTGAAGATTGTCCAGAATGTGTAGATGCTCCTTCAATTAGGATTGATTAATATGCCATTGTATGATTTTGAAAATATAGAAACTGGTGAAAGATTTGAAAAATCATTTACCATATCTGATAAAGAAAAATATCTTGAAGAAAATAAAAATATTAAACAAATACACACTTCAGGACTTAATGCAGTATCAGATCCCGGAATAAAAAATAAAGTTCCAGATGGAATGAGAACTCTTCTTAGAGGAATTAAAAAAGCTAATCGCGGGTCAAACTTTAACACACACTAAAATCAAATGGCAAGACGTAAAAGAACAGAAAATTTTACCGACGTTCCTGCAAAATCAATGCGAAGAAAAAAACCAATTAATTCTGACCATCTAATTAATATAGAACCATTAACAGAAAATCAAGAAAAAGTTTTTGAAGCTTATGCTAATAATAAAAATCTTTTTCTTTGTGGTTCGGCTGGTACTGGTAAGACGTTCATTACAATTTATCTTGCATTAAGAGAAATTCTTTCGGCTACAACTCCTTACGAAAAACTTTATATAGTACGGAGTTTAGTACCCACAAGAGAAATCGGTTTCCTTCCTGGCAGTCACGACGACAAAGCATCTCTCTATCAAATACCATATAAAAATATGGTAAAACATATGTTTAAAATGCCAAGCGAAGATGCTTTTGAAGTATTGTATGAGAATTTAAAAACTCAAGAAACAATTAAATTTTGGAGTACATCATTTCTTCGTGGAGTAACATTAGATAATGCAATTATTTTAATTGATGAATGCCAAAATTTAACTTTCCATGAGTTAGATTCTATTATTACTCGTGTAGGTATTGATTCTAAAATTATATTCTGTGGAGATACTGCTCAAAGTGATTTGTTAAAACAATATGAAAGAACAGGTGCCCATGATTTTATTAAAATTGTACATGCTATGGAGTCATTTGAAATGATTGAATTTGGTATTCAAGATGTCTGTCGTTCTGGATTAGTTAAAGAATATTTAATTGCCAAACATAATATGGGGTTAAATTCGCAATAATGTTTAATTATGTTGGTACTCCAGTAGAGTTGGTTGAACTTAAAGCAGAAATGATTGATGGTACTAGATACTATACTATTCCTAATGGTAATAAGTATCCATCAATCACTTCTGTTTTGTCTCTTCAATCTAAAGAAGGTATTGATCGATGGAAACGAAAAATTGGCAAAAAAGAAGCAGAAAAACAATCATATCGTGCTGCTACTCGCGGTACTGCCATGCACTCAATTATTGAAAATTATCTACAAAATAACTACAATCCGACTGAGTTTATTGACCAGCCTTTAGCACAGTTATTATTTGAGGTATGCAAGCCAACATTAAGTCGGATAAATAATATACATATGCAAGAAGCTCCTCTTTATTCTGATGTATTAAAGATTGCTGGTCGGGTGGATTGCATTGCTGAATTTGATGGTGTGTTATCTATCATTGATTTTAAGACATCAAAAAAAGAAAAAGAGGAAAGATATATTTTAAATTATTTTGTACAAGAATCGGCGTATGCAGCAATGTATTACGAAAGAACAAAAATTCCTGTAAAGCAATTAGTTACTATTATTGCTGGAGAAGATGGTGGTTGTCAAGTATTTGTTAAAAATGATGTGTTTGAATATTTGAAAATTTTAAAAAACTATATTAGTCAATTTAATCAGTATAGACAAAATCAATTAGTTGTGGTATAATATGGAAGACAACTTAGATGAGATTTTAAATACTAAATTTATGACAGCAACAAAATTTTCTATGGATATAGAGAATTTGGTAAAGGAAAGTAAAAATCAAAGTTATATTGATGTAATTATTGAATATTGCTTAATCAATGACATTGAAATTGAATCTGTTTCCAAATTAATTTCCAAGCCACTAAAAGAAAAAATCAAAGCCGATGCAATAAGGCTTAATTATATGAAAAAAACATCAAGAGGTGTTTTGCCATTTTGACAGGGTTTGAGTCTTATCAAATGTATCTTGGAATCAAGACGCATTTTACAAACGAGAAATATGATTATTTTAAGTTTAATGGTAAGACCAAAGCCAAATTAGAATCTTTTGAAAAAAGGAATGACCGATATTTTTTTAAAAAATTAAGTTTAAAGTATAATGGAGATGAATTAAAAAATTTTTATGTTTCTAATTTTATAAAAGATGATTTTTGGATAGGAACTTTAGCTAAAACTGGTGAGACTAATTACATAGAATGGAAAAAGAAAATTGAATCCATTAGTTATTTTTTTGAGCAGGATGTTGATTGTTTATTGGAATCCGTAGATAAGTTTGATGACTTATTTACTTGTCCAAACAATCAACATCCTGTTCTTTTAAAGTATTATTTGTCAAATAAAATTTCTTTAGAAACATTAACAGTATTTAATGTTAAATTGAGTTTTGTTAAACAGTTTGATATTGATATTAAAGAGACTGTTGTTTGGCCTGGAATAAAACTAAAGATTGAAAAGTATTTTCCTTTTTTAGATATCAATTACACAAAACTCAACTTTGTATTAAGACGAAAGGTCTTGGGCTTGACACCGCAAAACTGAAATGCTATAATGCTTTTGTTGGGGTGGACAACCAAAACACACAACACATAAAAACAAATTATACGGAGAAATATTAATGTCTTTTGCCTCACTTAAAACTCAATCACAATCAAATTTTGAAACTCTTACTAAAGAACTAGAGAAAATTGCTAATCCAGAATCTGGTGGTGTTGATGATAGATTTTGGAAACCGACAATGAATAAAGGAGATACTGGTTCTGCTGTTATTCGTTTTCTTCCTGCGCCTGAAGGAGAAGACCTTCCCTGGGCTAAAGTTTGGAGTCACGCATTTCAAGGTCCTGGTGGTTGGTTTATTGATAATTGTGCTACAACTATTGGTGAAAAATGTTGCGTCTGTGAAACCAACGGAAAATTGTGGAACTCTGGACAAGAAAAGGACAAAGAAGTTGCTCGCAAACAAAAGCGTAAGCTTTCTTATTATGCAAACATCTTTGTGATTCAAGACCAAACAAATCCAGATAAAGAA